CATCCTCTTGCCAAATTTTTCTCATACTCTAAAATATTTTAGGGCAACCCTTACTTCCGTGTACTGGACATTCTACACCTTCTTTGGTGTGATTGCAAGCCATCTTAGATTTATCTTTACCTGCCTTAGGCATCTTCTGAGATTGACCTGATTTAAAACCATCTGGGTCCTCTAGTTGGGGCATGACCTCAACAGGACCTACTACTTTTTTTCAGATAATTTTCTCCACTCGGAGAACTCTTTAACACAGTTAGGAACTGTCTTACCACCTTTCTTCTTGGTTCCTTTTGCCTTGTAACCATCCCAACAAGTAGATGCACCAACGTTCTTACGTGCTGTCTTCATGTCACCTTCAACATTTAATGTCTTAGGATAGTCTTTGTCACCTTTCTTTGCAGGAGATTCTCCTCTCTTTCTCTTAGCATGGATGTTATCCCAGAGACCTTTCTTACCTTCTTCTACGTTCTCTTCTTTCTTTACATCCTTCTTACCCATCGCTTTCTTGATGGCTTTATCTCTGGATCCGAAGTACTCGTCCTTACCAGACTCTACCTTACCATCTCCATCGTAATCTTTCTTTGCTTTCTTACTCTCTGTCTTCACCTCAGCTGAAAGTTCGTCATCAACAAACTGATTGGGAGGTTGTGCATCAATTTCTCTTTGGGACTTAGTTGGATTGATTGCATGCTCATGCATACCTTCTCTAGTAATCTTCATAGATTCTACAGGAACATTCTGTTCTAGTCCATGATTGAACATAACATCATAATGACTGACGTTACCTTGCTCATCTAATGTATGCTGTTCTTTTAAACAATTACCTGCACCCCATTCTGGATGTTCTACCTTAGTAGCACAAGAATGTTGTACCTTTTTAATAGCTGGTTTACCTTTAGTTCCATCTGGTTCTGCAAGTTTCATACCAGGTGCGTCACCACCACCTACGCCATCAGCACCAAGACCTTTTACGTCTTTGTTGCCCATGATTGCGGACTTATCATATCTCCATGTCTCTTCAATGGATTTGAATGCGGTATTTAAACCTGTTTCAGCAGCTATCTGTGCTAAACTTTTTGACTCGTGGTGGCTCATCTTATCTTTAGTAGGGTGTGTTGGAATTGTTTGCTTAACTTTCACTGTGCCCGAAGGTTTCTGTGTCTTCTGACCAGGCGTAAGTGACATTACATACTCACGATATGCGTCAGTTCCAATCTCGAAGACTTCTTTAATGTTAGTAATCCAAGTGCGGAAGGTTGTTTCTTCAGCAGTAAGACACAGTACATAGTTAGGTCCACGACGTAAAATCTTTCCTACTTGTCCGTTCTCAGTAAGAACCCACTCACCTTGTTTATAGACTTCGTTCTTATAAAACTTATCTTTGGTGATATTTGCTTCCGCAACTTGTGATTTCTTCGCGAACTCCGAAAAAGATTTCATTAATATATGTGTACATATCAAACTTATTTATACGGTTTTACATGTTATCGTGTATTAATACCATTAACTCTCTGCATGGTTTATCTCCAAGTGCGGAGGGAATACCTTTCCTGAACGTTTTAAAATCACCTGCGGTTGCTGCTCTCCGCATTTTTGTACCAGAAATTGCAAAGGTATCACCGTCTGCATCACGGTCACCAGATGATATAACATCCATCTTACGGAAAGAATAATCTTTATGATTATAATTCTTTACCCATTGCATTGCTCTGACTCTATCAGATCCTACAAGAAAGTATGCTTCATGATATCCATCTTTCATAATGTCTTGAAAAACTCCGACGGGATCTTTAGGTCCACTAAAAATTTTCCCTCTATGCTCAGGAAACATCTTAATCATATACTTTAATTTTGTATCAGGATCTAAAGGGTTAGTTCCTTTATTATCTACTGTCTGTGATATGTAAATACGATAGTCATTACCTCTAGCTGCCTTCTTCACAGCTGCAAAGTTCTCCTGATGTCCCACTGTAGGTGGTTGAAATCTACCAAAAGTAAAATAGCAGATCCTAGATTCTAATTCTACCGCCATTGTTTTGCGAGTGTAAAATTGTTGTATGAAAATTCAATACGGTTGACAAATTTTATCATGTCCCCACCTTTATGTAGAACATAACCCTCATGAGCAGTGATTTTATAACCTTTATCAGTCATAACAAATGTTTTAATTGTGTGTTCTAATTCATCAAGTTTACCTATTACCAATGTCTTCAAGGCTTGCAGTTCTTTATACAATTTAAGTACACCTTTAAACTTATCAGCATTATCCACTGCAAAGTTTTGACTTTTATAAATTAAATTCTTTTTCTGTACCTGTGTCTTTGCTGTTAGTTTACTAGCAGCAGCATTTACTTTACCATCATAGAAGTTGATCATGTCTGCCAATGCTTTGTCAGGATTAGCAATGGTTTGTGCTTTCTTTATCTGATCATTAAAGAACTGTTTCATATATGATGATATATGCCACTTAGCATCACCCTTTGTACCCTTAAGACCAAGCAATTCATCTAGAAAAGCTCCAGAAAATCTACACATCCTTTCAATTTCCTCTACATGTCTATCAAATTCAGTAAACTCAGCTGTAGTAAAATTAACATCAGTCATTGGTGTAGTATTTTTAATGTTTAAGACCCCAGATGATTCACTAATCATATTGTCTGGAACACCACCCTTTGCTTGCATTGATTCAAGATCATCACCTGTATAATGGGTGTGAAATACCACTCCAATCTTTGAAGATTTGCATTTCTCACCTAAAGGATGATTTACAGGTATACCATAGGTAATAGTATTAGGTCTAAAGGTATATAATTTCTCACCATCTACCTCTTCTTCTTTAACATCGGTAGTATATAAAAGATCACCTTGTATTACACCTTTTATATCTAACTTTTGAAACTCACTAAGAGCAACCTTCATCTTATCTCTAAGGTCAGGTATATTACCATAATATGTGTCAATATTTTCATCAAAATAACATAGTTTTGGTTCTGTTTTGTTGAAGACTGATTTGGTTCCTACAAAAAATCTACCTGTAAGAGGGTGTTGACCACATACTATAGAGGGTGCACCATCCCACTTGGTTTGCATCAAACTTGATGAACTTTTACCAACCATTTGTCTTAATTCTTTTAGAAAAGAGACAGCAGCATGACAACCTTCAACTCCATAGTTGAGCATCTCATCTTCTAAATGTTCTAAATGTTTTAACTGTGTTATATTTGCCATTATTTTTTATAATAATCTCCGTTACTATGTGTGGGGTATATTTCTCCACCAGATTTAGATCTAATATTAAATTTAAAATCATATTCCTTAGTAGAAAAATTAATATCTATTCTCTTACCTGCACCACCTGCACCACCATAATCAATACCAATCTGATTACTAGTTAATGTACTAGCACTATTCATAAATGCTCTATTCACTTCGTATACCTCCAGATCTGTTCCAGTATAATGTACCATCCAGTATCCATAACCTACTCCACTAGCACATAAATTTTCAAGATCTTTTTTTGCCTGTCCTTCTATTTGATATGATGATCTATGCTCTGATACTGTAGGTGTTTTATCATCTTTATCATACTTAGAAAATACATCTAAAAATTTTCCATGATCTATACCTAACATATCCAAATAACGTTGCCCCACCTCTGGAATCGAACCACTTTCTAAATCTGCTTTAGGAAATATTCTGAGTCCTTCTGCTTCGGCATCTCTAGGACCTCTAACACCTATGTTAAAGAAAGATAATGTGTCTCCAAACTTAACCGATAGATATATTTTTTTATTATTTTTAGTTCCTGGTTTACCTATGGTTAAAGTAATATCTGTCAACGTAGACCCAAGATCTTTAGTGTCCTGACCACCTGCTGAGATATAAAAAGAACCACCTTTTAGTGCCATAGGACGTGGAGAGTTTTTACCACCCACATGTTCTGCAGATTTAAAACATTTGTCTGTTTCTGTTTTACATATTGCTTTTAGTATTTGCTCTACATGTTGAGGATATTTACCACCTTCATCACCATAAGCATAAAAACTTCTTGCAAGATCTTGTTCGTATTGTTCGCCTTTATTTACTTTCTTTCCACCTGCACCTCGACCACCAAAGTGTTCTGTCTTTTTTAAATCTGCAAAAACCCAATCATATGTAAAACTACTGTCCCATCCCTTCATAGATCCCCAGAGTTCTATCTGTGCCTTACCCCTTAGACCACCTGCTGTTGCTAATGTGTCCAAGTCTGATAGTAGAGTCTTCTGCCACTTCTCTTGTTTAAGATTAGTTCTAGTATATTTCTGCTCAGTACCATTTTTGAAGTAAATAGTCACTTCCATGATTTCTAGGTATCCATTATCATCCTCAAGCTCAAAAAAACCACCGTCCACTATCCTTTCAACAAAGGTTTCGGGGCGGTTGTCGTATCTTTTTCCGTTGCGATAAAAATCCGAGAGTTTCATACTACTATTTAGAACTGCTTCCAGTATCTTGGAGGTAGTAAACCAGTTTCTGTATCAGTTCTATGTTTAAGAGTCAGAACGATGTCACCAGCGAGACTAATTCTTCTATGTTCTCTGGGTTCTGGAGAAGTATAATGTTCAAGAGAACCAGGAAACATAATAAGATGCTCAGGCTGTGGTGTGATAGAATACCCATCACCATTGTTATATCTATTTTCTTTAATAAGTTTAAATGCATCTCCAAACCACTCGTTAGGATTTCTTTTGGTTACAATTATTGGATCACCAGGTGTCTGTATGTAGTGCACCCATGATATATGTGAGCAAGAATGATAATGAATAGGAAAGTGTTGACCAGGATCACATATAGTAAACCATGTCTTCACAAAGTTAATTTCAAATGTACTTTTATCTATTGCAAAGTGGTCTAGATACTCCCTAACACACCCCTTCAAAGCTTTGAAGAATGATTCTAGTCTTTGGTCATGATGAACTAAAATTTTACCATTCAATTCACCTGTTATTTTACCAGTAGAATTGTCAAACTTTGCATCTTCAAAACTATTATAAAGTGAAGGTAAGAAACCACCTAGTTTCTTCTCATATATTATAGTAGGAAATGCCTGATGAAATTTAGAGGTCGTCTGCTGCACGGTTTTCTGAGTCATTTATATCAAATGATCCACCAGGATATCTTTTCTCTAATTTTTTAATATTACCTTGGATTACCTCATCAAAACTGATGTCTAGTGCCATGCATGCCTGTGCTACGTACCACATAACGTCACCCAACTCAATAATAAGATGCTCTCGATTATGCTCGTTCCAAGGCTTACCTTGGAAGACCATTTTTTTAACGATCTCCAAGAACTCTCCAGACTCAGCAGCAAGCCCAACGCCAGCAGTGGTAAGGCGTTCAATATTGGCACCCTTTTGGTCAAGTTCAACCAAGCGATCAGCAAGATAGACAAAATCTTTAGAACTATCGCTTGTGACAGCATCCACGAAATTACTGTACTTATCAAAATCTATTGTCATGAAATTAATTGCATTGTCTCTGGGAACCAAACGTAATCTAAATCAGATTTAGCAAGAACATCTAGTGCTTGCTGTGGTGTCTCAACTAAGGGTTCCCCTGCTAAGTTAAGACTAGTATTAAGTATTATACCATAACCCGTGAGTTTTTTCAACTCTAGTAACAGATCATATAGTATTCCACTAGTTACAGTTTGTACTCTGCATGTATTATCTATGTGAGTTACAGAAGGTATTGGTATGTCTTTGACTGTATAACATTGTGTCATAAAAGGACTGTATGTTTTGACATCAAAGAATAGATGTGCATCCTCTTCTAATACAGATGCTGCGAATGGTCTATACCACTCACGTTTTTTGATTTTATTTACTACTTCTCTTCCTTTGGGATCGAATGCGGTGTAGAGGATGGATCGATTCCCAAGTGCTCTTTGTCCAGCTTCAGCGTATCCATTATATATGGCGATGCTTTTTTGTTTTTCAAGGAGTCTAGCAACTCCTTGGAGGTCAGTTTCCTTCCCTTTATATTTTGATAGATCATACTTCCAACCATGAAATGCAGTTGTTGTTAGGGGTCTAGGTGTAAGGTCTTTAGTCCTTATTCTCCAGTGTAACATAGCAGTGCCGACTGAAATGCCGAGATCTGTTGCCATAGGTTCAAAATAGAACTCTACATCTGGAAAAGTTTTTACTAGGAGATTATTAGTTATAATATTCATAGCATAACCACCTGTAAAACACAACTTTTTGACACCAGTTGCTAACAAAACTTTACGAACTAGACGAATAATTACGTTTTGTGTATCCTTTTGTACAGATTTTGCATAGTCAGCATAAGGTCTATAATTATCTCTGGTTATCTCATCAGTGACGGTGATTCCCTTCTTACCAAAAATCTCCTGAGCTATGTCTTTGAAGTTATCAGGACCATATCCATAGAAAAATAGGTTGACTTCTCTACAATGAAACATCATATCATCAACAAAATAATCTTTAATAATATGTGTCTGATTACTGTCCTCACCATAGGCAGATAGACCCATAACTTTACCTGCTTGGAGAGCAGTTTCACCCATCATTACAGCACCTGCACTATACAAGTAACCTAGACCCATCATACTTTCTCTATGGATCTCAGCATCAGGATGTAACTGCTGAAGACGTGTTCTTTCCGTTGGTAGATCCACTTGTTCTGGAAACAATTTTATAAAATTTTTATATACTTCTTTGAATTCTAAACCTTCCGCAAGATACACCGATTCTGCTTCAAAAGATAACTTATCTAATGACCCACTACCATCAACAACTAAGACAAGTGACTTATCAAATCCACTATTATAATATGCACCTGCAGCATGAGCAAGATGGTGTCGTTTATCCTTAATAATTTCGGGAATAAACCCATGTTTTTTCTTATATGCTCTGAGAAAAATATGAAGATACTTAAGACCGTCTTCATACATGAATGTCCTATCACCAAAATAGCACAAGACCAGAAGATCTATAGGTTCCTTTACTTTAAGGAGTTCTTTATAGATCTCAAAGTGACGCAGGTCATGTTTCTTACCGCTATATCTTTCTTCTACAAAATAATTTTGTATTTCACCATCGTAGACACATGCAGAACAATCATGGTTACCATATTGTATAGCTGCTACTCTCATTCACCTACTGTATGAATTACAGGAACCACGTTTCTTAGTATATTATATAAATCTCTACACTCTGCTGTGGATACTGGATAGAACTCAGCACTAGGATCAAACCCATCGTACCTCGTTGCTTGGTTGATTACTATTGATCCGTTTTCACCTGACACTGACCTATGAAATGTATTACGTGGTATAACTAATGCACCACTGTGTCTATTGAGGTGTACTATATGATATTGATTCTTCCATTCTCTATTGACCAACTCAAACATTCTCTCTCCTTGTACCACTCTGTTACAATCGTCTTGAAAACTATGGATATAGAACTGTTTACCACCTACACAATCAGGTGGAGGTGAGATAGCAGGACCTGTGTGTACTACAAGGTCACTAGCATTTGATTCTTCTACTGATATATCATAAAAAATAACACTGTCTGTCTCTCTAAACACACGGTGTCTATTAAAGTTTATGTCACTCATACTTTTAACTTAGCAAACTTTTTAGATATGTCACCCTTAAGGGATTGTATATCTATATCTTGATTGGCATCTACGATGTCATTTTGTGCTGATTGTTCTACATCATACAGTCTCATCTTAGCACGATCTATCCCAACAACAAACCTTTTGTTAAGAGTAGGATCATTATACCTATTCTTAAGTTGTTTTACCATGATCTGATTAATATCTTCTAACTCTTCGGTAGAGATAAGAGCAAACATAAGGTCAGCAGTAGCAGGTAAACCAAAGGATTCACTGGTATCGGTAAGATCCACATCACTACTACCATAACCAGAACGAGTGGTCTGAGTAGCAGATACGATAGGTACATTTGCTTCCACTGCAAGTCCTCTAAGTTCTTCAGCGATTGCTTTGATGTAGGAGTACGAGTTGACATTTCCTAATTTAGAATAACGTGATGATGCACAGATATTTAAGTAATCTATGAATATAATATCTGGTTTAAATGCTTTCTTAAGAGCAAGATCATTAAGTAATGCTCTGAAGTGTGCAACACTAGCAGATGCAGTAGGATATTCCTTAATAACTAGAGATCCTTGTGTCTTCTTAGCAATCTTATTTACTTTAGAATCAAACATCATCTTAGGTAACTGATCAAGTTGTTGTATATCTACACTCAATAGATTTGCATCTATTCTTTCTGCAATTTTTTCTTCTGCCATCTCCAAAGTAATGTACAGAACGTTCTTACTTTGAAGGAGAACAGATGCAGCACAATGGCACATGAAAAGAGACTTACCCACACCAGTACCTGCGAGAGCAATGTTGAGAGTTTTATTAGGTAAACCACCTTTTGTGATGCGGTTGAAGAACTCCAGATCAAATGGAATCTTCTCTTCTTTTTGATGATAGAATTCGTACCTTTCTTCGTAGTCTTGTAGGTAATCATGTCCTATATGATTGTCAAAACTCACTGCTAATGCATCAGAAAGTATACTAGGTATTGCACCTGTAGCTCTCTTCTCATCATTACCTTCTGCTATCTTAATTGACTCCATAAGTGCAAGGTAAATAGCACGTTCCTTACACCATTTTTCTGTAGTATCTAATATCCATTCATACTCAGACCTTTCATCATCAATGCCTGAGATATATTGTACAATTTGTTTATGCTGTTCATCTGATACATTAGTCAGATTTCCAACTTCAATGTTTAATGCTTCTTTTGTAGGGATAGCACTGTAGTCTGTAAAGTATTTAGAAATTACAGTGAATAAATTCTTTTCAACTAGTTCAGAAAAATACTCTGGTTTGATGAAAGGCATTGCTTTACGCACATACTCTTCATCAAGTAGTAGATTCTTTATTACTAGATCCTCAACCTTACTCATTTGGTTTTAATATTATAGGTACTGTAACTGTCATTCTTGTATTTGTCAACTCATTCTTAGGAGAAGAAGTTTCAATGTATGATGGATATATTAAAACATCACCTGCATTAACATACAAACCACTGTCCCACATCCAGTCTGAAACATTAGTGGGATCATAAGATCTAGCTAATTGTTTTGCAGGATGATAAAACAGATCAGATTTTTTGCATTCATTTATATAATGAACAAAGGTGTAGTGACTTGGTAAAAAATCACCTACTTCAATACTCTCTCCTTTCTCTAGGCATTTGAAAATAACAGTTTGTAGACCATATGAATGAGTTTCATTAGCACCAATATCAATCATAAATTGATCTAGAATATCATGATAACTTACATTCAACTCTTCATGTGCTAGTTGGTTATATGCCATAACCAATGGAGATATCTCTTTGAATTTGCAATCATCATATTGTTTATTCCAATAACTTATAAAGTCATCATTGTTAGGAATATTATACTTACGAACTGTGGTTGGAAATAAATCTATTTTCATGATCCATACTTAAATTCTTGACTTGCTGCCCAGTCTAACTTCTCCATTATTTCTTTTGTGAAATACTTTTCTGGATCCTTGAGCATAGCAGAAGGGTAGACGCTAGACTCCCCAACAACAATACGGTTTCCTTTACGTTCAAAGACTCCATACTTTTCTCCCAATTCTAATAAACCATAATATTTGTCAAGACCACGAGCATCATAATATAATCTTGTTTCTACAATGGCATTTTCTTTTGTCAGACGCGACTTAGCAGCCTTTGCTTTGACAATGTTGCCAATGACATCCTTACCGTCTTTCTCTTTCTTTTTTGAAAGATAGATGATAGTGGAAGCAGCATATTTAAGACCAGAACC